AACATATACATGAAGAAGCACCACAGAATGTTATCTTTACCCCTAATGCAGGCCCACAGACAGACTTCCTAGCAGCAGGTGAGAGAGAAGTTCTATATGGTGGTTCTGCTGGTGGAGGTAAGTCATACGCAATGCTTGCAGACCCTCTACGATACATTACACACCCACAGTTCTCTGGGTTAATACTACGTCACACTACAGAGGAACTCCGTGAGTTAATCTGGAAGTCTCAAGAGATGTACCCTAAGATCATTCCGGGGATTAAGTGGTCTGAACGTAAAATGACTTGGACTGCACCATCAGGTGGCAGACTATGGTTCTCCTACTTAGACAAAGATGATGACGTATCACGATACCAAGGTCTATCCTTCTCATGGGTAGGCTTTGACGAGCTTACACAATGGGGTACTTCGTATGCATGGGACTATCTAAGGTCACGACTACGTAGTACTGCAACTGATCTTCCTATTTACATGAGAGCTTCTACGAACCCCGGTGGTCGTGGACATGCTTGGGTAAAGAAGATGTTCATTGACCCTGCTCCATATGGTGAAGCCTTTGATGCTACTGATTCAGAGACTGGTAACCCAATGGTATATCCAGCAGGACACTCCAAGGAAGGTTTAGCATTGTTTCGTAGGAAGTTTATTCCTGCTAAGCTATCTGATAACCCTTACCTAACGGAGACTGGTGATTATGAAGCTAACTTGCTTTCCTTGCCTGAACAACAGCGTAGGCAGCTACTTGAAGGAGACTGGGACATTGCAGAAGGTGCGGCTTTCCCTGAATTTAACCGTAGTATACATGTGGTGGAACCTTTTGAAATACCCAGTAACTGGACTAAGTTCAGGGCTGGAGACTATGGCTATAGTTCTTACTCCGCAATTGTATGGTGCGCTGTAGCTCCTAATGATCAGTTAATTGTTTACCGAGAGATGTATGTCTCTAAGGTATTAGCAGAAGATTTAGCAGACATGATCCTTGAAGCAGAGAAGGGTGATGGACAGATAAAGTATGGGGTGTTAGACTCCTCTTGTTGGCACAAACGTGGTGACACTGGCCCTAGTATAGCTGAACGTATGACACAGAAGGGGTGTAGATGGAGGCCATCTGATAGGTCTAAAGGAACTAGAGTATCAGGTAAGAATGAAATGCATAGAAGGCTACAGGTGGATGACTTCACTGGAGAGCCTCGGATGATTATATTCAATAACTGTAATAACCTTATATCTCAATTACCTACTATACCATTAGACAAGAAGAATCCAGAAGATATAGATACTAATTACGCACATGATCACCTATATGATGCACTCAGATATGGTACGATGTCTCGTCCTAGATTTGGTGTATTTGATTATGATCCTGCATCAGCAAGACCTAATACACAGTATTTAGCAGATCCTATAATGGGTTATTAACTTAACATTTTGTGAGTAACAAATGGCAGAACCAATCCAAGAACTAAGCAGTGCATCCGTAGCTTTAGAAGATGTATCAGAAGCATCAGACGAGAAGCTATATGTTAGTAGTTTAGTCACCACAGTAGAAGAACGCTTTACAAAGGCAGAGACTGCACGTAGGCAATACGAAGAACAGTGGTTACGCAACTACAAGAACTATCGTGGTGTGTATAGTGATGCAGTTAAGTTCACTGAAGCTGAGAAGTCTCGTGTATTCATTAAGGTTACAAAGACTAAGGTACTCGCTGCCTATGGTCAGATAACTGATGTGTTATTCAGTGCAGGACGCTTCCCTCTATCTGTAGATCCTACAGTGTTACCTGAGGGTATCTCTGGTGATGTACACTATGACCCAGCTGATAAGGGTCAAGAAGGCCCAGAGGCAAGTCCTTATGGCTTTGCTGGTGATGGTAATGACCTACCTGCTGGTGCTACTGAAGCTTCTTTACAGCTTGGTGCAATGGAGGCTAAGCTTGAGGGCAAGGATGTTAAAGAAGGCATGGGTAGTTCACCTACTTCTGTTAACTATAACCCTGCTATGCTTGCAGCTAAGCGTATGGAAAAGAAGATCCATGACCAGCTAGACGAGTCAGAAGCAACTAAACAACTACGATCTGCAGCATTCGAGATGCCTCTCTTTGGTACTGGTATCATGAAAGGCCCAATGGCTGTGGACAAGGAGTACCCAGATTGGGACGAGGAAGGTAACTACATTCCTGTCATCAAGACTGTACCTAAAGTATCTTACGTGTCTGTATGGGACTGGTATCCAGATCCTGATGCTGCCACTGTAAGTGACTGTCAGTACTCAATTCAACGTCATAAGATGAACCGCTCACAACTACGTGAACTTAAGCGTAGACCTTTCTTCCGTAAGGATGTCATTGAAGATGTTATCACGCAAGGTGAAAACTACATTAAGAAGTACTGGGAAGATGATCTTAAAGACTACCAGCTAGACTCAGGTGTTGATCGCTTTGAGGTACTAGAGTACTGGGGTGTGATGGACATGCAGACTATAGAAGACCATGAGATTGATATTCCAGATGAACTAAAATCAGCTGATGAACTTCAAGTAAACATCTGGATCTGTAATGGTCGTGTGGTACGCTCAGTGCTTAACCCATTCAAACCTGTACGTCTACCTTACTACGCAGTACCTTATGAGCATAACCCTTATTCAATCTTTGGCATTGCCTTAGCTGAGAACATGGATGATACGCAGACTCTTATGAATGGTTTCATGCGTATGGCTGTGGATAACGCTGTACTCTCTGGTAACCTAATCTTTGAGGTAGATGAAACTAACCTAGTTCCCGGGCAGGACATGCAGTTGTATCCGGGTAAAGTATTCCGTAGGCAAGGTGGTGCTCCGGGACAAGCGTTGTTCGGTACTAAGTACCCTAATGTATCTCAAGAGAACCTACAGTTATTTGATAAGGCACGACAGTTAGCAGACGAGTCTACAGGCTTACCTTCTTTCTCCCATGGACAGACAGGTGTAACTGGTGTAGGTCGTACCTCTAGTGGCATTAGTATGCTAATGGGTGCTGCAGCTGGTGGTATTAAGACTGTTATTAAGAACATTGATGATTACCTGTTAGGGCCAATGGGCAAGAGCTTCTTCCACTTCAACATGCAGTTTGACTTTGATAAGGCCATTCGTGGTGACTTAGAGGTTAAAGCTCGTGGTACTGAGTCTCTAATGGCTAACGAAGTACGCAGTCAACGTCTGTTACAGTTCCTACAGGTTGGTGCAAACCCTGCCTTAGCACCTTGGATGAAGTCACAATACATCATCCGTGAGATTGCTAAGTCAATGGAGCTAGACCCTGATAAGGTAACTAACAATGTTGAAGAAGCACAAGCACAAGCACTAATCATGCAACAGCAACAAGCTGAAGCACAGGCGGCTGCTCCACCACAAGGAGGTGCTCCTAATCCTTCTGATCCTACTGGGGCAGGTAATGGTAATATCGGAATGGGTCAAGTACCAGTTCCGGGTGAACAAGGATTTAGTGGCAATGAATCTGCTCCTGCTGAAGCACCTCTGTAATGATAAGCCCACATGGGAAACATTCACAGAGTATATGGATTATCTAATTGAACAACAGCACCGTAAGATGGAACAGACTACCGATACAAAGGAGTTGTTCCAATCCCAAGGTGCAATTCAATCATTAAGATCATTAAAGTATTTACGAGAGAGAGTCAACAATGAAAAGTAAGAATGGCTATGAAGAAGGCGGTTTCTTAGATGATGGTGCAAGTGTAGATGCTGTATCAGGTAACGAAGTACCAACAGGCTCATTACAGTCGGAAGTACGAGATGATATTCCTACCCAGTTAAGTGAGGGTGAGTTTGTAATACCAGCTGATGTAGTACGTTTCATTGGTTTAGAGAAGCTCATGAAGATTCGTGCAACAGCCAAGGCAGGTTTAAGTGCTATGGAAGAGGAAGGCCAGATTGGTGGTCAACCTGCTCCTATGGAGCTAGATGAAGATGGTGAGATGGATGCTCTCATTGATGGTCTAGATGGTGAAGACTTTGAAGGTGCTATACAGAACTTTGCAGAAGGCGGCTCAATATCTAAGATGCCATCTTACAAGAAGTACATGGGCCGTGAGTTCGGCAAGACACAACAAATTGAGTTCCGTACTTTCATTAATGCCTCTGGTGATAAGATTGTTATTAAGTTTGTAGACGGACAACCTCTACGACCTATACCTGAAGGGTACTCTCCCTACGTTGAAGGTGATACACCAGAGGCTCCACCAGAAGGTGAGGGTGTTACTGGTACAAGTGGGGGTGACGGTGGTGGATCTACTATGCAGAAGAATGATCCCAACAACCCATGGAAGGGCATTACTGCTCCGGGTGATTCAGACGCTATCAAGGAGCATCACCAGATCCGATCAGATAGGGTTACCCGTGATCGTGCAGCTGCACTTAAAGACTTAGGTGAACAGTTTAAGGATGAGACTAGTAGTACCATGGTCAATAAGCAGATGCAGAACTATATGACCCCTGATGCACTAGAGATATTTAATACACGGGGAACTAATAAAGACAGCTGGGAATGGTCTTTACTTAAGAATAAGACACCTGCAGAACTTGCTATCTGGGCGCAGAAGACTGCAGACACTATCCGTAGAACTTCGGGTCTACCTGATCCTTTTTACACAGGAGAACCTGAAGGGAATATGGGTAAGGTAGGAGAATTCTTCTCAGAGGCCTTTAGTGGTGGTGGCGATATACTAGACATTATTAAGCGTGTTGGTGTAATTGCTATTGGTTCTGGCGTTGGCATCCCTTCGTTTATTATGAATGAGTTGTATGATAAGGCAGGTGGTGATAAGGCTGTAGTGGATGATGCAATAGCACAGCAAGGAGCAACAGTAGAAACCTCAAGTGGTTCAGGTACAACCGAACTAGAGGATGCACTAAATATTCAAAAAGATCTTACTGTTAAGTTACAGGACGCAGAGGATCGTGGTGATAGTATTACAGCACAGAAGAATACTGCAGCAGCAGAATGGGCAGGAAAGGAAGCACAGTCTGACGCTATTCAAAAGGCTACACTTGAAGCACTTGCTACACAGAAGGGTGAGTGGGATGCAGAGAGTGAAGCATACACTACTAAGTTGGCAGACGCTGAGATTACACGAGGTAACGTAGCAGATAATCACGCACTGCAACTCTCTGTTCAAAAGGAAGATGCAGAAACTAAGTACAATGAAATATCTGCTGCATTGAAGGGTTCTGAAGGTAAAACTGATGCAATCACTCTGGCACTACAGGCTGCTAAAGATAAAGCAGCAGAGGATATTAGTAGTTTATCCACTCAACTACTTGAGTCTAACACGAATCTATCCACACAGAAATCTGCTTGGGATACTTCAGAAGCTGACTGGGATGTTAAGCAGGGTGACTGGGATACAGTTAATAAAGAGTGGTCAGGTAAAGTAGATCAATCAAATGCTATTCAAGCTGCACTACAGGAAGACTTGGCTAATACTAAGCAAGCTCTTGCAGACTCACAACAGGCAGTACAGGATAAGGATGTTGCTCTATCAAACAAGGATGCTGAGTTACAGGCTGCCATTAATTCACGGCCTAATACTCCTCCTCCGGGAACAGGAACTACTACACCTGTAACACCCCCTAAGACTCCTCCGGCAACAGGTGGTGGAGGCCACCCTAGTGCTGGTAGTGGTGGAGGCAACAATGGTAGTGGTGGTTACACTCCACCATCAGACACAGGTGGCGGTGGCGGTGGCGGTGGTGGCTACACAGGGGGTTGGGGTAATTCCGGCTATAGCCAGAAGAAAGCTATGGAGACAGGCAATGGGTATCTTAATAAAGGTGGCTTGATTAGGAAGGAAGATACGCCTACTATCAAGAAGATGCGTTCTGACAACACTACAGGCCTAGCAGCTAAGAAGAAATCAAAAGAAAGAGCAAAAGCTAAAAAGGGAGCTTTGGCAGCAAAACGAACTTAATACCCTTTATTGGCTACCTAAGATCGGGAGGTGTACAATTTCGTACCCTTCCCCACTGTTAGCCCCAACAAGAGAGTAAATATTATGCAAGCAGTAAAGAACACACCAGAAGTAAAAGGTTTCATGCGAGTTAATACTAAGCAACAGCGTATGGATAATGACGAAGCAGAGCTAGCAGAATTAAAAGCAAAGCATGAGATGTCACCAGAAGAAAAAGCAGATGATGAAACTCCTGATACAGCGGAAGAGCGATCTTTCAAGAAGCGGTATGGGGATCTACGTAGGCATCAGCAAGAACAGAAGAGTGACTTTGAAGAACAGATTAAAGCTTTGCAGGGTGAACTTAAGACATCTGCAACAGGTGAGATGGAATTACCTAGTACAGAAGAAGAGATTGCAGAGTGGGCAGGCAAGTATCCTCAAGTAGCCAATATTATGCAGACAATGGCATTGAAGGCAGCTAAGGATCAGAATGCAGACCTTACATCTCGTATGAAGGAGATTGATGATCTTCAGGTTAGTGCTAATAAGAGTAAGGCAGAGTCTCAGTTATTGAAGATTCACCCTGACTTTGAGCAGATCCGTGAAGATGATGCATTCCATGAGTGGGTAGACCTACAACCTAAATGGGTTCAGGACTCTCTATACCATAATGAATCAGATGCAACTAGTGCCGCACGAGCAGTTGACTTGTATAAGTTAGATGCTGGCATTAGCAAGAAGAACAAAGCAAAGAAAGGTGATAGTCGTAGTGCAGCACAGGAAGTAAGTTCCCGTGGTGGTTCTACTCCTACAGAAGGCTCTGGTGAACAGCAATATGTTGAGTCCGATGTAGCAGATATGACCATTGGCGAGTATGAAGAGCACCAAGATGCTATTGCCAAGGCAATGCGTAGTGGTAACTTTGTATATGACCTATCGGGTAGTGCTCGTTAAGTTTAAATAAAGTTTAAATAAAGCTTGACATTTATATAAAAATCAGTATAACTGTATTTTAAACCTCTAGTGTAATTAGACTGATCCTCTGGTTACACTAGTACGTTACAGAAGAGTAGGCTCCACTCGGCTACCCTACACAGAGTAACACAATATGTTTTGCAAATTCGTGTATAACATATAAGCAATTACAATAGTAAATAGACAGACCTGATACACTACAGCCCATATCTTACATTAAGTCGATCAACTTATAAAGACTGCACCTGTAGAATAACAGCCTCTATGATATTGTTATAGCTCCATTACAATTTATATAGGAGTATATATCATGGCTTTTGCAAAAGCGAGTGGTTATACCAACTTAAACTCAGGTAATTTCTCACCTGTAATTTATAGCAAACAAGTACAGATGGAATTTCGTAAGTCAGCAGTCTGCGAAGCGATCACTAATAGTGATTACTTTGGTGAGATTGCCAATGCTGGCGATTCTGTTCGTATTATCAAAGAGCCTGAAATTACTGTATTAGCATACACCCGTGGTACTGCTATTGCTACTCAGGATTTAACTGACGTTGATTTTACTTTAACTGTAGATAAGTCTAACTACTTTGCATTTAAACTAGATGACATTGAAGAGCAACAGACCCACATCAACTGGTTAAGTATGGCTAGTAATCGTGCGGCCTATCGTTTGGCTGACCAGTATGACCAAGAAATCTTGGGTTACTTGTCTGGTTACAAGCAAGCTGCTCTACATGCTAACGCTGGTGCAGTTAACAACGTAATCTCTGGTACTAAGGCTACGGCTGCTGCTGGAACAGATGAACTACTTACAGCTAACAAGCTAATCAAGTCTTCATTTGGTAACATCA